GGGCACAAGCGGCGAGATCCCCCGATGCGTGCCCGGCATGCCCTCGAAGATATGGATCACCCGGGGCCGTCCCGCCGCATCCCGCGCGCGGACATCGTATTCCACGTCGTGTTTGAAGAGATCCTTGCGGATCGCCCGGTAGCCCACCGGCATGCCATCAGCATCCGTATAGACCCCGTTGATCAGCCGCTTCATGCTTTCGGTCTTGCGCGACAGACGCTGCGGCGGCAGCAGGCGCACCTTGGTGCCGTAGTGGTTCCAGGGCCGCTTGCGCCAGGGCAGTTCGGCGAGGATCTCGCCGGTGATGAGCCAGGAGCGGAACGCCGCCGCCTGCATCTGCCCGAAGCTCCGCAAGCCCTGGATATCGCATTCCTGCGCGTTGCGCGCCCAGAGCTCGAAGCGCCGCTCCACCGTCTTGGCCCAGTCCGAGGCTTGGGCTGGTGTCATCCCAAAGGTCTCATTCTCCGGCAGCGCCTTCAGCTGAAGGCCTGTGCCCACGGTATTGGCCACGCATTGCTCCAGCGCGCCCGCGAGCCAGCCGCTGTTGTGCAAAAGGTCGCTGACCCGGGCCGCCGCATCATCCCAGGCATCGCCAATATCGTCCTGCGCCTCACGCAAGGCCGGGCGCCAGCCGGCAAAGGTCACACCCCGCCCGCCGCGCATGTATTTGCCGGAGGGCCGCGGCAAGGTCGCCCCCTGCCCCTCCGGCTCCACCCGCTGCGGCAGGGCCTCGGTCACCAGCCCCATCAGCTTTGACATCACGGACATGTGAACTACCATCTCACCCCTGTAGGAGCGCGCGAACAGCGAGCGTCACCGCAGGGCGCTGTTGCCTCCGCAGGGCTTTGGGAGGGGATCTGCGATGCCGGTGGCAGCGCCACACCACCCCAGGTAGATCCCGTTGCCTCATCGACCTCGGTTCAGAGCACTGCCGTGGCGGACAAACCGCCCGCGCAGCGCACCGCTGCCGCCGCGTCCTGGGGAGGAGCGCGATGCCGGCGGCGGCGCGTATGTCTGATCCGGCTCAGGTGCCGTCACCGCGGTCGGGTCATGCCCATCGGGCACGGCGGCCTCCAGAGGGGTCTGTCGTTCGATCCCCTCCGGAATGCGCTGGACGTTCAGCGTGTAGCCGATGGCCGCGCAGAGCGCCTCGCAGTCCAGAAAGTGATTGTGACGCGAGCGTTTCACCCAGACCGGCTTGCCCTCGACCACGACCCGCGCCTCCGAGGTCAGCTGCTTGCAGTAATCCTCGCTCACCGCCTCATGGACATGGAACGCCCCCGGCTGGTCGGCCGGCGTCCGGATCCGCGACATCACCAGCGACTTGAAGAAATCCGTAGAGAGCGTCACCAGATCGATGGAGTAGAGCGCCTTCTTTCCATCGGGCTTCACCTCGATTTTCGACACCCGATAGGGCGGGCTCTGGACATCCTTGCCTTTCGTGGGCGCACAGAGCCAGCTGTAGCGGCGGCAGAACTCGTAGACCTTGTGCTCGTTGCCGAGCTCCGGCTTGTCCGGCCGGAAGCCCGAGTCCACAAAGACCTTCTCGATCTGCAGGCCACCCACCGGCGTCAGCATCAGATCCGCCAGCGCCGACCAGACATCGTCATCCTCCGTCGGCCCGTAAAGCTGGCCGCTGTCAATCAGCCAGGATGTGCCTCGCGCTCCGAAGGCCCGGATCACATAGACCAGGCTGAACTTCTGGACATCGACGCCCATGACCAGCCGCAAGCCGCCTGCGGGCACATCGCCCGGCAGGTAGGGCTGACGGCGCTCCATGATCTCCTGCCAGTCCGGCACATCGCCCGAGGCCGTCATGGCGTAGCATTCGCCGAAGCCCGCATTCATCGCCGTCTGGATCCGGTCATGATCGCCCGACCCAAGGGCGGTCAGATAAGTCTCCGCGCGCTGCCCCCATGTCACGAAAGGCGAGCAGAGCCCCGAGGTCCACATCGACAGCGTCGCGCTCTCCACTGGCGCGCCGCTGACATGCGGGGCGTCGTCCTTCAGCCCGACTATCTGCCCTGGCGCCACCATCGCGCCGCGCGCGTTCATCCAGGGCTTGTCCACCTCTCCATGCTGGCCGCCACAGCGGGGGCACTCCAATGTCGCGGCCTGCCTGGCCCGCGCCGGTGTCGCGCGCTCCGGCCAGCGCAGCTGCTTGAAGCGCGGGATGAAGTATTCGTGGCAGTGCTTGCAGGGCCAGGCCCAGTGATGCCGCGTGCCTTCCTGCCAGAGCTTCCAGATCGGGCTTTCCAGGTCGTCAGGGGCGGAGCGTGCCCAGAACTCGAGCCCGCTGGCCTCATCCGGTTCGATTTCCACAAGACCGCGCGCAGGCGTGCTGGTGATCGCCGTCACGAAATCCGCATAAGTCTCGCCCCGGGCCTCCACGAGGCCCAGCACGTCGCCTTGGCCTTTCACATTGGCCATCATCTCGTCGTATTCGTCGATCAGCGCCAGCGCGGCAGGGTCCGACTTCAGCGCCGTCGATGACCCGGCATGGGCCAGGCGCACCCGGACGCCCGCGACATGCTTCAGCGTTTTCTTCATTCGGCGTCCGCGGATCACCTTGCCCGCCAGCGTGTCCGCCTCATCAAGCAACGCCATCAGCCGCGGCTCGAACTGGTCGGTCAGGAACTCCTTCGTCGGTCCCACATAGAGGATCGGCGCCGGGCGCTGATCAAGCCGTGCCCCGATGATATCGAGCATGCTATCAGTCTTGCCCGACTGCGCCGAGGTCACCGCCACCACCCGGCGATAGCCACCGCGATGCACGGCTGCGGACCACGGGATCATGTAGGGTGTCAGCCCGGGATCACGGGGCCCCGGAATACCGGCGGTCTCCGGATAGATGCGATGCGCCGCCGCCCAGGCGGCCGGATCACGTTTCGCGCTCGGCCTCCAGATCGCCGCTGCCAGCGACCAGAGCTGCGCCTGCTTTGTCGCCCGCCCCTGCAATCCGGTCCAGCGCGCCATCGATCACCTCTTCGAGCGCGCGCCGGACCTCCAGGTCGCGCGTGTAGCGCGCCGCGAGCCCCGCAAGCTCCGCCCGTACCAGCGCCGCCATCTCGCCCACCACGGCCTTGGCATCCTCCATCGGGATCAATTCCCGGCTGCGTTCCTGGATCCTGAGTTCGATCTCACGCGTGCGCGCTTCCGTGGCCCGGCTCGCGACCGCGGCCTTGTTGTTTTTCGACAGCTGATCCTCGTAATAGGCCAGCGCGCCCCGGATCACACCGACCAGCGTGTATTCCCCGCGCTGCGCCCGATCCATGTAGCCGGATTTGACCAGGCCCTGCACCCAACGCTCCGAGCGGCCCAGCAGGGCCGCCGCCTGCGCCACCGTGATTGTCTGGCCGCGGGGTTTGCTGTCGGGCATGGGTTAAAGCCTCTGAAAAGACGGGGCATGAGAAGACGCCCACTCCCTTCAAATGATCAAAAAGCAACAATATGGCTCTGATTTCACTACGATAATCCACCCGGAAGAGCGAATGTGACGGCATGCGAACACAGCGCCGAGCGCGGCATTCCCGCCGCGCAGCGCGACCGGCCCCGGAGGTCGCCATGACCCTTTCGCTTTCCGCCACCTGCCTCGCGATTGCCCGCGCCGACGCGCGCGGCACGCTGACCCTGACCGAGCGGACCGACCGCTGGGGCGACACTTCATCGCCCTCACCGACGAGCACGGCACCATTGAAATCGCCGACAGCATGGCGGCGGCCGAAAAGCGCGTCACCGACCTGCGGCTGCGCGCAGCAGCCTGAACCCCACAAGGCCTCGGCGCGATGCCGGGGCCGCCTTTCACGGAGACCACATCATGACCACCCGCCTGAACCCGCTCACCACGCCGCGCCACCAACTCCGCGCCGAGAAGGCCCGGCGCAATCACGAAGCCGCGCTCGCGGCCTTCATCGGTAAGAAGGCCGAGATCGACACCATGCTGGCCCGCCTGCAAGCGCTCAGCGAAGATCATTTCAACGCCCACCCCGACGAGGTGAACTGGAGCGACGTCGCAGACCTTGAGCGCTACGCCGAGCTACTCGAGCGCATTACCGACTGTGCCTTCCATGAGGGCGAATTCGCGGACTGACGCCACGGTCGGTACCTCATGCCCGCCGACCGGCGGGCTTTACCCGGTAGGAGGCTGCGCATCCCGCATAGCCCGACAACCGGAGACCATCATGACCCAGATCCAGCTGTCCGACGCCCAAGCCGTCATCCTGTCCACCGCCTGCGCGCGAGAGGACGGGGCCGTCTTCCCCGTCACGACCAACCTCAAGGGGGGCGCCGTAGGCAATGTCTGCAAGAGCCTGCTGAAGCAGGGCCTGATCGAGGAAATCACCGCCACCGACCTCAACACCGTTTACCGGCATGACGAGTTGCGCGGGCCGCTCACTCTGCGTGCCACCCCGCTGGCCTACTGCACCCTTGGGGTCACGGACACGGCTGAGGAGGACGCGGCCGTCGAAACGCCG